GTTTATGGATCTGGAAATACAACCATACTCAGCGAAAACGTAGATAATCCATCACTCATAGTTCCTGGCTATGGATTCTTAAATGAGGACGGCAAATTTAAAGAGTACACGCTTGAGATGTGGATGAGAATTAATTCTGACTCTACAGTAAAGAAAAGAATTTGTGGTCCAATTAAGTCAGATGACGGATTGTATGTAGACGGTCCATTTCTTCTTTTAAAGATTAACGACAACTATGCTTCTCATTATGTTGGAGAATGGGCACGTCCAATGCTTTTGGAAGTAATTCTGCAAGTTTGCTTATTAATGGTGAGCAGGTAATATCATTAAACTTTATAACTGAGAATCTTTCTTTTCCAAGCAAATACGATGAAGACGGAAAAGATCAAGACTGGATAGGCTTTTATTCATATGAGGATGTTTCTCCAATAGAACTTGATTGCGTTGCTATTTATTCTTATCAGGTACCAGCACTAGTTGCAAAGCGTAGATTTGTTTATGGGCAAGGTGTAGAGATACCAGAAAACATTAATGCGTCCTACAGTGGAACATCTATGTTCGTTGATTATGCCTTTGCAGACTATACAAAGAATTATTCGTACCCAGATCTAGTAAGATGGTCAGATGCATCAATAGATAACCTTGTAACATCTGCAACCTCGCTGTCTTTGCCAGACTACGCACTGCCAGAAATCTTCTTTGACACAAAGACGGTAGATGAGTTTTATAGCGATTCTTTATTGTTGCCAAATGAGGGAAATCTTTACATTAGAATGAGACCAAACTCTTCTTGGAATAACGTCAACGGATATCTATTGTTTGATAAGTTAAATGTTACAAACAATCCTGTAGAGTGTTTTTATGGAATCTTTAAGATACTATCAGCACCAACATCTGGTCAGATATTATTTAGAGTAGAGGACCAATCAACAAACAACTATTTTTCTATAGAAATAACAAGTCAACTCAATATCGAGTATAAGTTAAAATTTGGTGATCTTGATGAGGTTGTATATACAACTATTCCTGCAGCAGTTGGAGAAGAGTTCACTGCTGGTATTAATATTGACAAGTTTGCAGAATATTATGGAAATAATGTTCGATCATTTTTTGGAAACCGTGGCTCTCTAAAGGTCTATGTCGGAGGAAGCAAAGAACTAGATAAGACTTTTGCTGGAAACATATACAAGGTCGGATTTGCAACAGAAAGAAACTTCTTGTCCATATCTGAACTTTTTAATGACTTTGGAGTACCAACAGATTTTGAAAATGTCTTTAATACTTTTGGTCAGTATATAGATTATGACGCTGGTCAATATGTCGGAGCAAGCCAATATTTCTGGAACTATGTTCTAGAGGGAGGATTCCCTTCAGACTTTTCATACATGCAGTTGATTGACCATGTTGCAAGTTATACGCTAAGCCCTAAAAAGTATTTTGACAAATTCACTCTTGATATTGATATAGATGGTTACTGGGAAGATAAGGTTGCGCTAAGACATTTTGCACAATATGTTACAGATGCAAAAGGCAATAATTACTATGATCTAGACTTTTTGCAGTTTAATATTAACTATCCTGCACCATCTAGGTATATAGAGCAGTCAACTTCTGGTTCTTGGACATACCAAGAACTACAATCAGAATACCAAAATCCAATTCAAAGAACATACGAGTCCCTAGATAATCATCTGTATACTGGCTATGTCGACTATGAAGATTTAAAGAATAAGTCTGTAAAGAGTTATAAGTACGATACTGACGCATCTCTAGTAAAGTCTTATGTCACATTCCAATATCTTTCTAACTCTTCTACAAATGCAGAGTCATACTTTACTACAATAGAGAAGGCTCCAAAAAACGGTATCGTTGAGCCTACTGGTAACTGGATTAATACAAAGTATGAGGTTGTTGACGGAATGCTAATATATCCTCCAACAGGTATTGACTTTAATGATTTATATATTGTTCTGCATCTTAACTTTAGAGTTCTTGGAATATTAAATAATCCAGTAAAAATAAGAAGTCTTCAACTTGCTTCTCAGGCATACAATGATTCATCAGCAAATCCAATTGGAACAAGATTCGGTGTTCCTGTATACCCTTATAAAAAGTCTGGTCTATATTATGACTATAAGGGTAGGAATCCATATACGATATACAAGGGGACTTCCCCATATCTCTATCTGACTAGAAATTCTGGATTGCAGGTAAAGGGAGACTATGATCCTTTTATCAATCGTGGCCTTGCAATCCCAATTAATTCAAGTACTTCTTCTGATTATAAAGTGATGGCTATGCAAGCAGCACTAAGATATGATCAAGATTTTTTCCCATACTCTCCAACTCAAATATTTGAGATTGAAAGCAAAAATAGTGTTCTTAAAATCTTTATGGTTGCAAATCATCCAGATGGCAAAAGAGCAAAAATCTATGCTGTAAACGCCAATACAGGAGAAGTTGAAGATGGTATTGCATTTTATTGGAATGGAAATATTGTAAAGGAGCCAAACATAACAGTCCGTGAGTGGGGTATGCTTGGTATATCATTCTCAAGTTTGTTAGACTTCTCTAATTATGTTGGATCAATTAAGATTAATGGTCCAGTTCTTGTTAATTTAATTTCTCATTATAAATCTACAAATCTTCAAGAAGTCCAGAACATTACAGAGCGACCTTGGTTTAAGGTTAAATATAACGGACCGCTGATCCTAGATTGGGAATACTGGAACCCAGCCTATTTGTGGCAGGGAGTTCTGGTTCTTTCTACAACCTCTTACTACGGTGTCGACCCTTCTGATATTTATAAGAGTTATGCTGGTACAAATAAGTTTGTTGTTGATGATACAAGGCTTTTTAGGTTAAACAATTACCAATATACCTTCGATACAGACATTTCTTGGCAATCATCAACACAAAATGCAGTATGATATGGTATACTTATGGTTATGAATCTAGAGAATCCAAAGAAAAAGCGTAAGCAACTGCCTAAGATGAAGGGGCAGGTTGGTGAATCCCGTGCAAAGATTATCGAAAAGCACTACGACTGGGGCCTTTATGTATACAAGAAGGCTAATGGAAAGTGGTTTACTGACGGAACTGGTTCTGTTTTAAACATTGAGTCCATGAAGGGCGATATTACACAGATTGCAAAACTTCGTGAGGCAGCCATTTATTATGGAGACCCAGGGGATGGAAATTGTGTTTTTGTTCCAGGGCTAACAAGAATTTCAGAAGAAGAGTATTCAGAGCAAAAGCAAAGAATGGCAGAGGGTCTTATTCCATCTCTTAATGACCTTGGTGCTGTTCAGGCAGCAAAAGACACTATTGCAAAATATGGAAGTGATGACTAATGAGTGAAGACAACGAATATATTCTTCGTGCAAGAACAGATGATCTTTTGCCAGAAGACGATACATTCTCAAAGCAAGATCCGTTTAATAAAACTTGGGATGATCTAAAATCTCTTTCTGGTTTAGAGAATAATTTTAAGCGCAGAGCAGCAAGGCTTTCAAAGGTAGATGCATCTCAGGGGTACATCGATAGTTCTCGTGCAGTATCTTCTGGAATTAATGGGGCAAAGTCAAAAGAAATAAATCCAGGAACTATTTATCGTAATGGTTATGGTTTGTTTGACGTAATTACTCCTCCATGGAATTTATATGAATTAGCAAATTATTATGATACATCTTTTGCAAATCATTCAGCAATTAATGCAAAGGTAGAAAACATTGTTGGTTTAGGTTACGACTTTGAGATATCTCCAAGAACAATGTTGAAGTTAGAATCATCTCCAGACAAAGATGCCGTAGGTCGTGCAAGAAGCAGAATCGAAAGAGCCAAGATTGAGTTAAGAGATTGGTTAGAGTCATTAAATGACGAAGATTCCTTTACATTGACTATGGAAAAAGTCTATACAGATCTTCAGGCAGTTGGTAATGGATACCTAGAAGTTGGAAGAACTGTTACTGGTGAGATTGGTTATATTGGTCACATCCCAGCAACTACGATGCGTGTTCGTCGTCTTCGTGACGGCTTTGTTCATGTAATTGGAAACAAGGTTGTTTACTTCCGTAACTTTGGTGCAAAGAACGGAAATCCAGTAACTGATGATCCAAGACCAAATGAAATTATTCACTTTAAGCAGTACTCTCCTCTAAATACTTTTTATGGAGTGCCAGATATTATCTCTGCAATAAATTCTCTTTATGGAGATCAGTTAGCGTCACAGTACAACATAGATTATTTTAGT